GCTGGTGGAGCACAGTCTTGATCGAGCCAGATCGGAAGGCTTCCTGGCCATGCAGTTCAATTACGTGGTCAGTACCAATGCGCCAGCGGTTGAGCTGTACCGGAAGCTGGGCTTTGCCGTGGTCGGGACGCTACCGGCGGCGTTTCGGCATCGAACGCTGGGGTTGGTTGATGTATATGTGATGCACCGCTTTCTATAGGGCGACGTGAAGGAGGGGCTCACAGTAAGCGGCCGCCGCTGGTGCCGCGCACGAAGGCGGCAGCCAATCGCAGTGCATCGTCGCTGCCACGATCGCCACGCAGGGCATTCGCCAGTCGGCCGGGCGTGACTCCTGTCCAGCGGACAAGGTCGCGCGTGGCATGGGCCTGGTCGCTGTAGCCATGGCGTGCGGCTGCAGCGGCAATGCTCGTGGCTTCCTCATCAAGTGTGTGCAGAATTGCCTGCAGACGGCACACACGGGCGTACTCCTTCGGAGTCATGCCCACCGCAGCCAGAAAGCGGGATTGCAGGCCGCGCAGGGACATGCCAAGCCACCGCGCCAGTTCGGCGATGCGCAGGTCACCCTCCATCGCATCCAGATCTGCTACGGCCTGTTCAACACGCTCGTCCAGGATGAAGCTGGCGCAACGATCCCGCAGGGCCTGCCAGAGAGGCTCGGGCGTGTTGATGACCGCACTGGCGCGTGCGGCGGCACTGAAGGTCTCGGCAAAGGAGGCATCCAGCGTGTACAGGTCCGGGGCCTGGTCACGAAGGCCGGGTAAGCGGGCACCGGCGATCAAGGCGCTCGCGGCCGGCTGCAGGCGCACACCGATGCAGAACACCGCACCAGCGGCTTGCAGCCGGATAGGCCCGCACTGCTGTGCAGCGAAACAGAACGGTAGATCGGAACGGATACGGCCATCTGCGCCATGCAGCTGCAGCGGCACGCCCAGTTCAGCCAGCAGCTCGCAACGGCCGTCGGGATAGATGACCTGCATGTCATTCCCGGGTGCATCGTCGCGCAGCCACCAGATGCACTGTACGTGACGGCTCAGGTCGTCGGGGGCAGGGTGCTCGCGGTAGTCCATGCGGCATCGGACGCCATCCTGCGCGTTTTTACAAGCGCCCGAGGTGCCACGTCGATAGCCTGCAGCCAACCCATCCAGGAGGTCAGGACATGTTGAAGTCGAAGGTGGCGGTGTTGGGCGCAGGCCTTGCGTTTGGAAGTGGCGCGGCTATGGCCGCACCGGCCGAGTTTGACTGGCTGGCCGGGCATTGGTGTGGCGGTACCGAGGAGCGCAGGCTTGATGAGGTCTGGCTGCCCGAGGCCGGCGGCGCTTTGCTTGGGATGTCGCGCACGCTGAGCCACGACGACATGGAGTCATTCGAGTACATGCGCCTGGTGCCTGCAGGCAAGCCGGCTGGCCTGCATGTGCAGCCCAATGGCGTGGCATCAACCACGTTTGTCATTGCTGACCATGGTGCGAACTGGGTGGTGTTCGAGAATCCGCAGCATGACTTCCCGAAGCGAATCGAGTACCGGCGTGATGGCACTGCGCTGAAGGCGAGCATCTCTGGACCGGGAGATGATGGGAAGTTGCTGCGGATTCCGTTTGACTATCAACGCTGCGGGGATTGAGTGGGAACGCTGGCCAAGAGTGAGGTCAGGGATCTGAGGACTGGGGAGGCTCTGGTCTCTTGGGTAGCGATCTTACTGTGAACATAATATACATTATGCGAAATGTCGCATCCGGCGAATCTGGGCCTTTGTTGGCTCCGCATGGCAATGGCTGGGCCTCTGGCTCGGCTCTTGCCTGCGCCCTCAGACCCCGGCCAAGGATGAGATCGCGGCATGATTGAGTTCGATCCGCACCACCGTATTGACCTGACCGGCCCTTGGGCCGGTTTTTCTTTCCTCGGTGATCGTCTGATCACCCCTGAGGGCCGCGAGTTGCTGCCTGAAGACCTGGCGTGGCTGTCGCTCACCGCCTGCCAAGCGCAAGAATGGCGCCGGATGATGGAAGCTGCACGCGCGACGCCGTCGATCGACAGTTCCAGAAATGGGAGCAATCGTGACGCCGGCATCCACCATCATCCTGCCAATGTCGTCAATCTGCGGGATGTTGTGAGCCAGCGCAAACAGCGTTCGGCAGTGGCGATGGCTGGCCCTGACGCCGATCCTGTGGCGGGTGTCCTGCCAGTGCCGGGGCCGAGGCCTCGCCAGCGCGTGTAAGGCGCTTCCGTAGGGGCGCTGCCCCTACACCCCGATTCATTGCTCGCGGCAGCGCAGCCATTCGCCCTTGGCGTTTCGCAACTGTTCCCAGCCGTTGCTTAAGCGACGCATTGCAGTTCCACCCATGCAGGCAGCGCCCAACTGCTTCGCCTCAGCACTCCCGTAGGCTGGCATGCGAACAATCTCGCTAGACGGCGTTGGTATGCCTTGGCGACGCGCCTCGCTCTGGATCAAGGATCGTTCAATGTCGGTGCAATAGAGCCGAATGCGCGGATCGACGTGCTGGTGGCATTTCAGCGGTTCAGCGCCAAGGTTGCTCGCCTTCGGCGTTGACGGCGTGTAGCTGGGCATTGGCTGCGGACCAGTGGTCGAGCGTAGCTGCTGTGCATGCACGGATGCTGACAACAGTAGTAGAGCCAGAACTAGGCCTGATCGAATGTCCATTTCGCCCCCAAGGTTCGGGGGCATGGTATCCCATCGCGAAAATCAGAAGCTGGCCTGATACGGCGGCGTCTCAGGAAACGTGCCCAGCGGGCGCTTGCCAACTGCAATCAGGGTGCTCCCGTTCGCCGCGGCGGTGGTCGGCTGTGTCTCGCTCGCGCTCGTCACAGGCGACCCCGCCGCAGCCCTTATGCGCTCGGTAGTTGAATCGGACTGTTCGCCGAACGGATCCACGGGCCAAGTGGTCGCGATGATCTCATGGCCTTTCGCTGACAGCAGCACACCAAACTCTGTCCGTTTTACGGACCAGCCCAGCGCCCACAGCTGCTCCGTAGTGAATCTGTCGAGCACCTGCCCTCCCCCCGATGCTCGGAACTCCACGATATCCCGGTGCCCGTACCAACCTGCGTGCCGCGCCCTGGCATTTGCCGCCATGTCGAGGATGTACTGCACGCCTGCAGGCATTTTCTCCTTGGACTTCGGGGTGTCCACTACCTTCGTGACCACGGTGGCCGGCTGTGCGCCGGGCGCTTGCGCGATTGCCGGAATCGCGGCTTTCTGCGACTTCACAACCTCTTTCAGCTTGCTTTCCTCGCCGGTTGATCCACCAGCGAAGAAGAATCGCAGGAACATGACAACGCCGATAACGAGTGCAAGCCCCATCACGATTGAGGGGCCCCGCAGTGTCTTCCACAAGGTGCGGGTGTTGCCCTTGTAAACCTCGTTTGACTCAATGCCCGGCTGCACGCCGTGGTAAAGCTCCCAGATGGCCGAATCGTACTTGCGAACCTCGGTGCCTACCGTCTCGTACTTGCCGGTGCCGGTGGCGGCGTAGAACCTCACCGAATAGCGCTGATCGGAGCCCAGCGCATCGAGCTTGGTATACGTGTTCTTCTTCGCCATGCGGCGAATGATCAGCCGGTGCAGGTCTTTGCAGTCCTGCGAAATGATCACCATGTCCAGGCTAATGTGGCCGTGCTTCGCGAAGAAGTTGGCGGTGCGCTCCGGCAAATTGGCCCGGTTCGTGGGCCAGTACTCATGCGCCTCATCGATCACGACTAGAGCATGCTTCTCGATGTGCGGGAACGAGATAGCGCCGTCGTTGTCCGTGTCGCATACACACCAGTCAACCACCTCCTTGTCGCCCATCACGTGGACAAGATCGCGCACTTCTTCCTCAGGCATCCCAAGGTGGGCCGCAATCTTGTCCAGGCTCTCACCTACGCCGTTAAGGCGCACGTACACGTGCCGCTTAGCGCGCAACGCGGGCAGGATGTGGTGGAGCACTGCCTCGTAGCTCTTGCCGCTGCGCGGCAACCCTTCATGGCCGAAGATCATTTCGTTACGTCCACTGGAATACGGTCAGGAACACCCGCACAAGGCGGAAAATAAGGGCTGCGGTCAGCAGCGCGATTGCCTCTCCGACACGCAGCTGCCCAACTATGAAGGCGGTCCACGGGCCGGCCGCATTGAGCATCGCGCAGAAGCTGATTTGCGTAAGGAAGTCTGGCGCCGGGATCAGGTAAACGATCGCCTTGACGAACGACAACACAAGCTCGATGAAATCCGTTTGCAGGTCCGTCATGAAGTCGGAGAAGTCCGCCCACAGCGACGTGATCTGCTCTTTGGCCCATGCGGTGATAGCCGCAATCGGGCTCACGCCTTCGGCATACGCCCATGATGCCGACAGCGCCAACACAAGAAGCGCAACAACCAGAACGATCAGATGCTTCCGATTCATAGCAGCGCCCACCTCAGGGCAACAACGCCCATGCCCGCAAGGAAGACAAATCCGGCGTACTGAAATAGCTGCAGCAATGGCCCGCTGCACAAGCTGCTCAAGTCGAACTTGCCGACGTACTGGCCGCCGTCCCACGTCGCTGTGGGACAGGCCCCGCCCGCTCCGGTGCAATTTCCGAAGAACCCCTTGACCTTGGACAGGATCGGCGCGCCCTCAATGGCGGCCTTGAACTCGGCCAACACCTTCTGCACCGTCTTGCCGGACTTCTTGTAGAGGCGCCCCGTCGTCGGCCCTGCCCCGCCCCCCTCGCCTCCTTCGCCACCATCACCGGGTCCGGGGCCCGGTCCGGGACCGGGGCCCGGTCCTTCGCAGCCCGCAGGGTCTTTGCAGTCGCCGTCGCCATCGCCCGGGCCAGTTCCGCCACCGCCATCGCCACCACCTGGGCCGGTACCACCGCCGCCATCACCACCGCCGTCACCACCACCATCGCCACCGCCGTCGCCGGGGCCGGTTCCGCCGCCATCGCCGCCACCCTCGCCGGGATCTCCCGATTCGGGCGGGGCCAGCTCATCGGTTTTGCACGTGTCGCCAGAAGGCGCATAGAGGTGTCCGGTGGGTGATCCTGCATAGAGGCTATCGGTGTACTTGCATCCCTTGTGACAGACGGCGCCGAAGCCTGACTTATCTCCCTTCCATCCGGTCTCCTCAGGTCGCGCACTGCACTGCGTCTTGTAGCCGCGCTTGTTAGTCGCATACCGACCGCTAGACGCATACGAGGGACGTACAAAGCCAACGTATGCGTTGCCCTCCTGCTCAACCATTGGAATCCATGTGAACCCGCCACCGGCATTGGAAATTCCGGCCTGCTCGGTCGCAGCCGCCCATGCCGCTGCATAAGCCTCGCCTTGATCGTCGCACTCGGCATAGGAGACGCCTGCACTGGCCGAACATCCAGCAGCCTGTGCTGGTACGGAGAGGCTCAGGCCAAGAATGACCAGTGCAATCGCCGCGGTTGTCACGATGGCATGTCGAATCACTGGCTGGCCTCATTGAATGCCAGGGCAACGGCGTGGCCGGCCAGTCCACCGATGAACGCAAACACCATGCACACGAGCATCGTCAATCCTCCCTCTCTGGCGCGCCGCAGTAGACGCATTCGCCGCCGTCATAGTCGTGGCCGGTGTCACCGCACACGACCTCCTCCACCTCGCCTGCCTCATCGTCGGCATGTTCGTCGGCGTCTTGGTCCTCACGGTCTTCAAAGAAGCCCGCGACCTTGTCAACACACCACCGGCCGAACCACGGCAGTGCCATCAGCGTCCCAGCCGCCACGATTGCGGCGACGGCCTGAGCGACGGACAGCCCGAGAAACACCCCACTGAAATCCATCACCTACCCCTAGTAGTCGATGACGGTGCGGCACTCCGTACACCACAGGCTGCCGTCGTCCAACACGATCACGTCATCACCGCCACACTCAGGGCACCAGTCTTCCTGGCATTCATCGGTGTTGAGGTCATCGGGCTGTGTCTGCATAGGAATCGGGGCCGGTTTCCCAGCCCCTCCCCGTCACGATTCGACCGCGATCAGCGGAAGAAGGTCGCGACCTTGTTGGTCGCCCAGCGGGCGAAGCCCGGGGACGCCTTGATGGCACCTGCGCTGATGATTGCGCTGACTGCGCTGGCGGCTGCGAGGCCGGTCAGAATGTCGCCGAAGTCCATTGCACTGCTCCTTGGTTGTGCGCTTTATGCGCGTTGGATGGGGTGGTCAATCCCGTTCTGTACTGACCGACTTCACGACGGCACCCACGATGTAGCCCAGCACGTTTAGTGCAAGAACTAGCGTGAATACCCCCGAGAACCAACCAGTCGCCACCTCAGGTTCCGGCCACTGGAATAGATCGATGAGAATTGAGGCCTGTGCGTGCTCTGCTGCTGACACAAGCACATACCCACCACACTGCGATGCAGGCTCCCCGGTGGGTACGAGCGTCCCCTCAGCCGTCAGAGACACGCACACGGCCATGACTTAGGCCTGCGCGGTTGCGCGAGGTGCAGCCTTGGGCACCATGCGCAGGACGGTGAACTTGCTCAGCGAGGCGACGCCCTTGTTGACCTGCAACATGGATTCAACATCGAGCTCGTACTCGCCCTCGGGGTAGCCCGGCTGACCCTTGTCCAGGCGCACGTCGAACGGGTAGGCAAAACCACCGGTTTCCAGCTTGGCCTTCTGCTTGCGGGTGGTGTATTCCACGTTCTCGCCAGCGTCGTTCTTGAAGCTGCCGCCGCGTTCGTCAATTTCGTTCTTGAGGACGGTGACCTTGATGCTCATGTGCTGTTACCCCTTTTGGGTTGGCTGTACGGCCGCGATTTCGGGCCAGTGCGCTGCTGTTTCACCTGTGACCCACTTCGGCAGCGATGGCGAAGTGCAGGATTCGATTACCGCCCGCAATGCCTGATCGTCAGGGCAGTTCTTGGCGATGAAATTGAGGGCTGCGCCGTACTGGCGACGGATGTGGCGGCGAACGCTCTTCCACGTCGCCTCAACGGCGGCTTTCGTGATTTCGATGCGGGTGGCAACGCAGCGCAGAAAGGACAGGACCGGATAGGCGCCCAGCAGGTAGGACGCCGGATCACGCAGAATGTCGAGCGGCAGTTCCTTGCGGTTGGAGTTGCGGAACTGCGCCTCATAGCGCACCCACGGCGAACTCTTATCGCCCTGCTCCCTGCCCTTCTCATAGACACGCAGCTGCTTTTCCGACTTCTTGCCGCCGACATAGAACGTCTTGCCGTCACCGCTGTCGTAGTCGTCCACCAGCTGCGCTTTGGGGCGCTGTCCACGGTTGTCGAAGTCGCCATTGGCGTACCACTTCTGCGCCATACGCAATGGGTAGTCGCCCACCAGGTCATCAGCGCACACGTCGACACGGGTGATCCTTCCGGCGCAGCTTTCGAGCTTCGCTCGAAGCTCCAGCCACCGCTGCGCATGGCCGCAGCGCGCTGCGCCTATCGCCTTGCACCCATCACCGGTTAGCTCGATGCGAGCGGTATACGTGCCATCGGCACGGCGGCAATCTTCGCCCCCCAGTTCGATCATGCCGACGAACTTCTTGGCCGCGTCGATGATCTTGATTCGCCACGTGTAGAAGCGACCGCCGCCCACGGTTTCATCGAGTTCAAGGCCCAGCCCAGCGAAGAACCAGCAGAACACCTGCAAGGCCGCGATACGGGCGTTGTCCGGGCAGAACTCGATCCACTGGCGGACCTCTTCGAAGCTGTCACCATCACGGAACGCGAGTTCGTCCAGCGCTGCGCGCAGATCGATGGAAGCGGAAAACCAGTCAATGCCGACCGTCAGGGTTCCATCGGCGTTCCTGAATTCACTGACTCCCCTGTTAGACGAGGGGAGTCCCGAGCCGGCCAGCACCGCGCGA